AAATCCACCAAACCCCAGCCCCCTCAGACACTGTTGTAAATAAGCCACACCTACTCCACAGGACCGTAACCGATGGCAACCGCCAAGACCCACCGACCTGAAGATGCCGAGTTGTTCAAGGCGTACTGGTCCGACGACCTGAAGTACGATCCGCTCGCGTTCGTGATGTTCAACTATCCGTGGGGCAAGCCCGGGCCGCTCTCCGCGCACACCGGGCCGCGCAAGTGGCAGCGCGACTCCATGATCGCGATCGGGGAGCACTTCAAGGCGAACCGGGATGCGATCGAGATGGGGGTGCCCGAGGCCGCGCGGGTGTTCAAGGACGCGGTGTCCTCGGGCCGAGGCCCCGGCAAGAGTGCTGAACTCGGCATGCTGGCAAACTGGTTCATGACCTGCTGGCCCGGGGCGACCGTCCAGGTGACGGCCAACACCGAGACGCAGATGCGCACCAAGACCATGCCGGAGATCCGCAAGTGGTTCCAGCTTGGCCGCAACTCGCACTGGTGGGTCATCGAGGCGGGCAAGATCACCCCGGCGCGCTGGTACAAGGAAGCCCTCGAAGCCCTCAAGATCGACTCGGGCTACTACTACACGCAGTCGATCGTCTGGTCCGAGGCGAACCCCGATGCCTTCGCGGGGCTGCACAACCACTACGGGGTGTTGCTGATCTTCGACGAGGCGTCGGGCATCCCGCGCACGATCTGGACGAACTCGGAAGGCTTCTTCACCGAGCCCACGATCAATCGGGCCTGGCTCGCGCGCTCGAACCCGCGCAACACGGTCAACGGGTTCTACGACTGCTTCAAGCCCGGCTCTGGGTGGCGCACCCGCACGATCGACTCGCGCGACGTGGAAGGCACCGACAAGGGGGTGTATGACGCGATCATCGCGCGCTTCGGGATCAACTCCGATGAGGTCCGCATCGAGGTCAAGGGCGAGTTCCCGTCCCAGGGCGACCGCAGCCTGTTCTCGATCGACGAGGTATACGCCGCGCAGCACCGGGACGCTCCCCCGGCGCCCGATGCGCCGCTCGTCATGGCCGTGGACGTGGCCCGGTACGGGTCCGACTCGACCGTGTTCGGCTGGCGCCGCGGGTTCTCGCTCACCGTCCACCCGTGGGTCGAGTTCCAGCGCCTCGGCACTGCCCAGGTGGCGCAGAAGATCGCCGAGTATGAGGCCATGACCCACCCCGACTACATCGTCATCGACGGCAACGGGGTGGGCGGGCCGGTCATCGACGTTCTGCGCGACGTGCATGGCATCCGGGCGGTGCCGTTTCACGGCAACGGGTCCACGGTCAAGCCGCAGCACCACGTCAACTCGCGGATGGATGCGTACCAGAACCTCGCGGACAACATCGGGGCGGTGTCCCTGCCCCCGGGGCCGGAGATCGCCGAGGAATTGCAGGCGATCACCTACGAGTTCCAGGCCAACACCAACCTGAAGAAAGTCGCCGACAAGGACAAGATCAAGGAAGTCCTCGGGCGGTCCCCGGACAAGGCCGACGTGGCGATGATGCTGTTCGCCCGGCGCTGGCCCACCCCCTCGCGCAGCCGGGGCGAGCGGCCCGCCGAGGAACCCTACGACCCGCTGCGACACGGCCTGGGTTGACACGAGCGCGCACACGGGGCATACTGAGGCCATGAGTGGACTTTTTGGCAAGCCCAAGGCCCCCGAACAGCCCGACCCGAACGCGCTTCCCGAAGCGAAGCCTCAGGCCGAGTCGCTGCTGACACCCGGCGCGGACGCGGATCTCGATCCGCAGGCGCTGCTGGCGCGCGACCAGGCCACGGCCAACGCGCTCGCGCAAGGCGCGCGGACCAGCCCGGTGACGCTGCGTGCGCCGTATCTGGAGCGCGCCCGGGATGATGTCAAGCGCCGCGAGCGCGAAGCGGTCGAAACCGAGCGTCGGCGCCGAGCGCAGGACGAAGAACTTCGCCGGGAGCGCGACCGGATCTTGTCCGAGGCGAGCGCCTGATGGATCAGAACGCCGTCAGGCTCATTGTCGAGCGGTATCAGAACGCCAAGGCGCTCACGCACAACTGGCGCAATACCTGGGCTGAAGCCGCTCGGTATTGCATGCCGCAGGATCTCGACCGCTTCAACGTCGGCTATGGCGGTACGCAGCCCCTGGCGTCCGGTGGGCGGCAACTCGGCCGCGAGATCCTGGACGACACCGGCCTGCGGGCCGTGCCCAAGGGCGCCGCGGCGCTCAACACGATTCTGACCCCCGACGGGGTGACGTGGCACCATCTGCGCTCGCCCGACCCGGAACTGATGAAGGACCGGCAGGCCGCGCTCTGGTATGAGGCGGTCAACACGTTGCTTTTCAGCTACAGGTACGCGCCGCTGGCGAGCTACAAGATCGCACGGATGGCGGCGTACTCGTCGGTGTTGGCCTATGGCAACGGGCCGATATACATCGACAGCAGCAAGAAATCGGCGTTGCGGTATCGGGCCTGCTTCATCGGCGACGTGGTGTTCGACGTGGACGAGTCTGGCTCGGTCGACACCGCGTACCGGCTCATGCTGATGAAGCCGCGCCAGATGTTGCAGGCGTTCGGCGAGGCCGCGCTGCCCGACAAGATCCGTGACTGCATCAAGGGTGGCACGAATCAGGACGAGCAGCACCAGGTGCTCCACGCGGTCACGCCGAACACCGACCGCAAGGAAGGCCGGGCCGGGCCGGAAGGGCGCCAGTTCGTCGACTGCTACCTGGCGATCGAGATGGGCAACCATGTGCTCGCCGAGGGCGGTCATGAGACGTTCCCCTACTCGGTTGACCGCTACCTGATCGGGCCGTCGGAGACGTATGCCCGCGGGCCGGCGCAACTGTGCATGACCTCGATCCTGACGCTCCAGCGCATGAAGATGCAGCGCATGAAGCACGGCGATCGGGTGGTCGACCCGGTGCTATTTCTGCCCGAGGAAACCTCGCCGGTCAGCCTGATCCCCGGAGCGCGCAACTACGGCTACGTGTCGCCCGAGGGGCGCAACCTGGTCAGCCAGTTGCAGATGAACCCGCTCGGGTGGGCACAGGAAGAACTGCGCGATGAGCGTCAGGTGGTCGAGGAAGCCATGCTGGTGACGTTCTTCCGGCTGCTCAACGAGCGCAAGGAAATGACGGCTACCGAGGTTCTGGAACTGCTCAAGGAGCGGGGCGCGCTGTTCGCTCCGCTGCTTGCGCTGATGCAGGCCAGTGGCACGTCGGCCATGATCGCGAGGGAACTCGAACTGCTCGACCGCGCGGGCCTGCTCCCGGAGATGCCGGGCGTGGTACGCGAAGCGGGCGGGCTGTACGAAATCGAGTACGACAACCTTGGCACCCGCATGCTCAAGGCCGAGGCTGCCAGCGGGTTCCAGCGGGCGGTGGGCGCGCTGGCCGAGTTGTCGAATCTGACGCAAGACCCGTCGCCGCTGTACGCGCTCAACACGGACGTGGCGGTGCCGGACTGGCTGCGCAGCCAGGGCATCCCCGAGAAGTGGATCGCCAGCGAGGAACAGATCGCGGCGAAACAGGATGCCGCCGCACAGGCGCAGGAACGTCAGCAGATGATCGAGGCGGCGCCGTCGATCGCAGCCACTCTGAAGGCGACTGAAAACACCCGATGAAGGAAAAGTTCATCCGCTGGCTGCTCACGTTGCAGCAGCATTACCGTCGTACTTTCAACCGCCCGGACGACAACTCCGGGCAGCGCGTTCTGGCGGACCTGGCGAAGTTCTGCGATGTCTATGGGTCGCCGTTTCGTTCGGATGTGCGAGAAATGGATCGCATGGCAGGCCGCCGGGAAGTTTTCATTCGCATCTCACAGAATCTCAACCTGGACGAGCAGGAACTGCTTGACTTGTATCGTCTTTCGCGCGATGATGCGCCATCCAGAACGGAGCAATCATGACCACTGAAGCCCCCGCTACCGCGCCCGCAGCGCCCGCTGCTACCACGCCCGCCGCGCCGCCGAGCGCCGCCGATCAACTGCTCGGCGACCCCGCCGCGACCGCCCCGGCCGGCACCGCCCCGGACGGCACCGATGCGCCCGCAGCGCCGCCTGCCACCGGCACCGATGCGCCCGCAGCGCCGCCCCCGGCTGCTCCCGCGCCGAACGCCTGGTTCGACAAGCTGGACGCCGACACCCGGGCGTGGGCGGCGAACAAGGGCTACGACAAGATGTCATCGGACGACATCGCGGCCAACGTCGCGAAGTCGTACCGCAACCTGGAACAGGTCAGCAAGCTCGACGGCTCCAAGGTGCTGCGCGCGCCCGAGACGCACGACGAGTTCATGGCGATGGC